AAAACTTTTCAACTACAAAGGACTTAAAAGGTGAAACGGCAAACTTCACAAAGCAGAATTTCGGTGCCGATAACAAAAGTGCCGTGCTTCTGTTCCCAAACACCTACACCGATATCAAGCAGGCGCAGGCGGCAACAAGTATTGTGAATCCCAAACAGCTTGAGATAATCCGCACAAATGTTATGGACTACTTCGGTATGAATGATGCCATTCTTCAAAATAAAGCGGTGGGCGATGAATGGTCGGCATATTACGAAGGAAGCGTTGAGCCTTTTGCTCTGCAGCTTTCGCAGGTTATGACAAATATGACCTACTCAAAGCGTGAGATTGCTCACGGCAACAGTATTACATGGGACGGCTCAAGACTTCAGACAATGCGAAATGAGGATAAGCTTACATACTGCCGTGAAATGTTTGACAGAGGTCTGGCGACACAGAATATGTGCAATGCCGTTTGGGGATTGCCTCCCGTTCCCGGCGGTGACAAATATTTTATCCGCAAGGAATACATTGAAATTTCAAAGCTTTCGGATGTTGAAAAAATCAAAATCAAAGCAAAGGAGTAAACAAAATGAATAACACAAACAGACTCTTCCGTTCCTTCAGCCTTACGGCACAGGAAGGTGTCGAATATGTGGCTGAAGGATATGCTGCAGTCTTTAATCAGGTGGTTTTTCTCTTTGAAAGAAAGGGAGTAAAGTATTACGAAGTCATTCTTCCCGGCGCATTTGACAAGGCTGATATGTCGACTGTGTTTATGTATTATAATCACGTCGGCAAGCCAGTTGCCCTTATCGGCAACGATACGCTCAAGCTTACGGTCGATGAACACGGTCTCAAGTTCTGGGCGTTCCTCGGCGGTACTGATGAAGGCAGAAAACTGTGGGAAGAAATCAAGGGCGGTTATATCACACAGATGTCGTTCTGTTTCATACCTGCAGAGAGTTGTAACGTGTTCGACAGTGAAAACGTAAGACGTATAACCGAAATTACAGCTGTGTTTGATGTTTCTGCTACAGAAACACCTGCTTATGATGAAACCGAAGTGTTTGCAAGAAGCAGAAAAGACCTTAGCGAAAAACTTAAAAACAATAAAAATAAAACCAAAATTGAAAGGAAAGAAGAAAAAATGTCTCTTGAACAGATTAACGCAAGACTCAAAGAAATCGAGGACAGAAAGAAGTCCATCGCCGAAATGCTGGAAAACGAGGGTACACCCCTTACCGACATCGAAGGCAACCCCGTAACAGAAGAAGACATCGAAACCGAAATCGACAGTCTTAACGATGAAGAGCAGGAACTGCTTGCAAAGAAGGAAGAACTTGAAAGCGGCGCCGATGATGACGGCATTGCAAGAAGAAATATGCTTACACGCCTCGGCGTTCAGAGAAATGCTGTGGGAACGGGTGAAAAGAGAAGCGCATCCAAGTCCTTTATGAAGGAAAAGCGCACCAAAATCACAAACGCAGAAGTAAGAAGTCTGCTTGTATCTTCTGGAAAAATTGCTTCTCCTACAAAGACAACAGACGACATCACCGATGCACCTCGTGCCGTATCTTCCCTTATTGACCAGGTCTACACAGAAGACCTGACAGGCACAGGCGGTATTGAAGTTCCCTTTGCAAAGACCGTTCTTGAGGGCGAAGAAAGAGCCGAGGGAGAAGCTGCAAACGAGAAAGAACCCGACCTCGGTATTGCTTGCATTAAGAATACCGATATTACGGTTATGGCAAGCATCTCAAAGAAGTACGAGAAGGTAAGTCCTCATAAGTACGAAGAAAAGGTCAAGGAGCTTGCTTACAAGGGCTTGAGAAGAAAAGCCGCAAAGCTCATCGTCAGAGGCAGCACCGACGGCAATATGATGGGTGTATATAATGCCAAAGACAAAGACGGCAATGCAATTTGTCACGAAATCGTTATCTCTGGCGAAATCGACCAGAACACACTCTCAACAATCGTATTCGGTCACGGCTCTGATGAAGAGGCAGGCGGATTTGCCCGTCTTTATCTCAACAAGCAGGACCTTGATGCTTTTGGCAAGGTACGTGGCAAGAACGAGCTTAAGGCAGTGTATGAAATCACGCCTGACGGCTCAAACCCCAACACAGGTATTATTAAGAACGGCGGTCTCTCGGTACCCTACACCATCTGTTCCCATGCCAATGCACACTGTAAGGCAACAGCATCAGCTGAAGGTGTACCCACAATGTTTTACGGTGACCCCGAATGTTATACCATGGGTCTCTTCGGTGATTTTGAAATCACCGTATCAAAAGACTTCCAGTTTAACAAGGGTCTCAACACCATTATGGGTGATGCAACGCTCGGCGGTAACGTAACAGCTTATAAGGGCTTTTCCGTTATCAAGAAAAAGACTGCGTAATTAAGGCATAAGAAAGGAAATACTCATGGATTTACTTGAAAGCGTAAAGCTTGACCTTCGCAAGAGTTCAGTTACATATCTTGACTCATCAATCACCGAGGATATAGAAGCGGCACTTGAAATAATAAGGTCTGCAGGCATAAAGCCGGATGAATCCGACCCGCTTGTTGTACGTGCCGTGAAGCATTATCTGAGGTTTCTGCATGACTTCAACGGTGAGGCTGACAGATATAAGGCATCCTTTGACGAGCTTGTAAAGACCATGAGTTTTTCCTCGGAGAGGCGGTTGGACGTTAGTGAAGAATGAAATCGTTATTCTTACAAAAACGCAGGAAGTCCTGGATAAAGACGGTTATAAGAACGGAGTCAAGGTTGTTGACGAGAGAGAAGTCTTTGCCGAGGAAAAAAGCGTTACACGGGAAGAGTTCTTCAAAGCTCTTCAGAGTGGTTTTTCCGCTGACATCGTGCTGTGCGTAAATCGTGATGAGTATGACGGGCACAACAAAGCTTATTACAACGGTAATACTTACCGTATTTACCGCACCTATTCATCGGGAGTTTATGATATAGAGCTTATGTGCGAGAGGGTTGAGGACAATGGCACGGCTTGATATTAAGATGCCTAAAGAATACCTTGACTCAATTAATAAGCTTGGTACCGATGACAGCTTTTATAAAGCTGTTGTATCAGCTTGTAAGAATCCGTTGAAAAAGCAACTGAAGGCGGCACTGAAAAAGCACCGTATCACAGGGAAGCTTGAAAAGAACGTAAAAGCATATGTCAAAAAGAATTCGAAAACAGGAGAACACTTTGCTATAGCCGCACCTGTGGGAGACCACGAAACAACATCCAAATCGGGAAAGAAATATTTATACCCGGCAAAAAACATAGCAGCTCACATTGAGTATGGCACATCACACCAACCGCCGAAGCCTTACGTTGATATGGCAGCACGGGCGGCGGAGGCAGAAGCAACACAAGCAATGCAAGAAGCAATCGACAAAAAAACAAAGGAGATGGGACTGTGAATGTAAATGAGCTTATAAAAAAATCTCTTGCACCGACAAGACTTCCGATTTATGCGGATTTTGCAAGAGAAAAGAAAGACGAATACATAGTGTTTAATTATGTATCGGAGCCTTACGACAACTTTTCCGATAATGTTCCTGAGAATGATTACACATCCTTGCAACTGCACTATTTTACAAAAAATAATCCTCACTCTGCAAAGAAAGAAATTGCCGAATTGCTGTTTGATGCAGGCTTTGATGTGGCTATAGGGGCAACATCATACGAGGAAGACACAAAATACAACCACACCGTATACGATATAGGTATTGACGGTGTGGTAGAGCTTAATGAAAGAGAGGGCTAAACAATGGCAATTACAGGCGTATCAAGTTCCTTTTATGCGAAATATAAAGAGAATGAAGGAAATCCCACTTATGAAGGCGGCGGTAAGTTCGCAAGAATGACAAATATTGAAAACACCGTCACCGCAAACGAAACCGAGCTTTACAGCGATGACGGTCTTGAAGATGCGGACTACAGCTTCTCAAGCGGTGCATTAAAAATTGATGTATCAGACCTTGAGGACGGAGTTGTATCCGACATTACAGGTGCTAAACTTGAAGAACGTGAGGTCGGTGATGAAACGATTCAGGAAATCATATACGATGATGAACAGGAAGAGTCAGAACTGGGCTTCGGCTTTGTTATTGAGAAGAAAAAGAAAGGTGTGTACTCATACCGTGCAATTGTGCTTCCGAGAATCAAGTTCAAGATGCCCGGTGTAACAGCTGCAACACGTGGCAAGACACTTTCTTTCCAGACAAGAACCGTTGAAGCAGTCGTTCATCGTGACCACTCTGAGAAGCGCCGTTGGAAGAGCGAAGCAACCTTCAGCAAAAAGGATAATGCTATAGCTTATATCAAAGAGCTTCTCAATATCACAGATGCACAGCAGGCAGCACAGGAGGAATAACGTATGGTAAGAGCAAATGCAGGCGGTAAGAACATCCCTTTGTATATGGGTATGAAGGCAGTTACAGCCATTACCCGAAAGTACGGTTCTCTTATGGCACTTCGTGAAGTGCTGTCCGACACAAAAGATGCAGATGCACAAAATGAAGCGACCTTCTTTGTAGCACATCAGCTTAATATCAATGCAAGCATTATTGAAGAGTGCGAGCCTTCATTCAAAAGTGCCGAGGTTATGGAAGCTTACTGCAGACCTCACGAATATGCTCCTTTATTTGTGGCAGTTTGCGATGCTATCAAGGAAAGCACTGAAACAAGCATTGATGCAGAGATAGTCGGAGCAGAAATAAAAAACGTGACAGCCACGCAGGACACATAATAAGTCCTGCGTGGTATGAGTATTACAGACTAAAACTCGGTCTGTCAAAAAAAGAGTTTGACATATTAAAGTACGGTGAATTCTATGACCTTCTATCATGTTATAAGATTGAGGAAGGCGTTATGAGACTTTCCGTCACCGATGACGAAGAAATGTTTCCAAAAGACTTGGAGTGAGATAAATGGCAGGCAGAAACATAGGACCGACAATAGGACTTGGCGGCGAAGCCGAGTTTCGTACTCAAATAAAGAACATCAACGCCGAAATGGGCGTGCTGCAGGCTCAGCTTGAAAAGACTGCCGTATCATTTGAAGGAAACGAGAAGTCTGAGGAAGCGTTGAGTGAAAAGACTAAAATCCTCACACAGATGAACGAGCAGCTTGAAAAAGCTGTTGAAGCTACAAAGAAACAGCATGACGAGATTGCTGAAAAGTACGGTGACAACAGCACTGCTGCACTAAAACTTGAAAAAGACCTTATTAAGCTTGAAAAGCAAATTATTCAGAATAATAACACATTAGAAGAAAACAGCAAGGCATTTGACGATAACGAGAGGGAACTCGAAGAAAATGCCGAAAAAGTAAGCTTCTGGTCACAAGAAGTGCAAAACGAGTTTAATTCTGCTAGAGATATGGTTAATAATGCTCTTGGTTTTATAAAGAGCGGTCTTTCTTCTCTCAATGGCGTAATAACCGAAAGTGCACAAAAGGGCAACGAAATTATATTGGCGGCACAACAAGTCGGAATGTCTGCTCAGAGCTATCAGGAATTGCAATATGCAGCATCTCAGCTTAATATTGACATTGGAACTTTGACTGATTCCATAACCGGACTTGCGGAGAAAGCATTTGATGCAATGCGAGAACCGACCGGAGAAGCAGCAATGCTTTTTCGAGAACTCGGAGTTAGTGTTACTGATACATCGGGAAATTTGAAGGATTCGGAAGAACTTTGGAAGGAAGTACTTGAGGCTCTGGGTGGTATAACAAACGAGTCAGAAAGAAGTGCAATTGCTGTAAAATTGCTTGGAGGTGCTTCTCAGCAAATCAGTTCAATAATGGGAAGTGCGGGAGTATACGCTTTAGAACAATATGCTCAAGAAGCACGTAATATCGGTGTGGTACTTGACAACGGAACACTGCAGTCACTTAACAATCTTAATGACACGCAAGTTCGTTCACAAGCAATTATTGATGGAGTAAAAGATAGAATGGCTGCACAGTTAGCACCCTCATTCGCAAAGGCTGCAGATACAGCAGCACAGTTGTTATTGGCATTTGAACCACTTATTACCCAAGGGTTACAGTGGATGCTCAATCATATTCCGCAAATCGCAACAGGTGTAGGTGCTTTTGTCTCGGCACTAATAGCCTTAAAAGTGGTTTCTACGCTAACACCCCTTATTACAGTGATGAATCAAAGTCTAATGTCAACGAATACCGTTTTAGGTGTCACAAATGTAACACTCGCAACCAACCCACTTGTAATGATTGTAACAGGTATTGTCGGAGCAATAGGCGGACTTGTTGCCGGAATTATTCTTTTCAGCAATGAATCAAAAAACATTTCAAACGAGATGAATAATATGGCAGATGGTATGGAAGCTGTAGGTGAGTCTGCCGGAAAACTTGAAGATAGCATGGAACAGGTTGCAAACAGCATAAACTGGGAAAACATCAATCTAGACTTTGAAGCAAAATTTGCAATACTAGGAAGCAATTCTGCATCAGCTTTTAAGAAGAATCTGCTAGAAGGTTTCAATGGTTTTGAAAATGATTTAACATCAAAACTAAAAGGAATGAAAATTGATTTATCCCCATCTTCCGGAGGAAGCGGAAACTATACTCCAACCATAAGAAGTTCACAACCAGTATATCAAAGTCTTGATATATCCTTATACCTTGATAAACATAAAGTGGCAGAAATTTTATATGACCCACTCACCGGAATAGCATCGCAGAAAGGGGCAATATAATGCATAAACTTACAATTTCAGACGGTGAAAACAGTGTAGTATTTCCAAAAACACGCAAAATCACGCATGAAGGCGAGCTTGAGGGAAACGAAACTACAATGGGCGATGGCAGCGAAATGTTTGATATTGTTGGATTTCGGAAAATAGTAACCTATGTATATGATTATCTTCCTCAAAGTATATTTGACCGGCTTATACCAATGTTGAGAAAACACAAGTATGTATCTTCCACCTACTTAGATCTTGATAACACCGAAAAAACACAACAGTTCAGTGTTGAATATCCCTCTGCAGAAGCCTTCAAGCTTACAGCGAATGGAGCGGTGTGGCATAATGTTATAATTAAAATGAGAGCAAAGGATGTTGAACAAAGTTGATTACCAATGCAAAAATAGCCCCATATACTTCCGAAAGAAAGAATAGGGCTTTCTTTGAAATGTACCTTAAAAATGACACTTTACTAACATCATACCCTTCTAAAAAAATTCTCAGTGCTTCACTGATTCAGGAATGTTTCATGAGACAAAAATCAATACCAAGAACAGAACTCGACATAACTCTTGATAATAGCGATGGTTTTTTTGACCTCACAGATATGAATAACCCTTACTATTCTCTAGATGAATATTCTTCGTGTAATTTTTATCTTTCATCGGTTACTAATGGAATCGACGATGAATATGTAAAAAAAAGCCGTCTGTTTTTCTCCGAAGCTTCACAAAGAAATAAAACAATCTCATTTAAATATACAGATTTGCTTTCACAACCAAAGTTTATAAACGACAATTATTATATTATAGATGTATTTGATGAACTTGGAAAAAGCTCTTTATCAGCAAAGCAAATACTGGAGGGTGGCATATCAGAGTGTAAATATAATGAGACCGTATTTGTTGCTGATGAAGTAAACGAAGTTATGAATTTTAGCAGAAGCTCATTTCTCAATGCAGATAACGGAACTCTCATTAAAGATGGTTTTTATGAAATCGCCCAAAGAATAACCAATGCAAGCAAAACTCCAACATACCTTATTATCAATGACGACGGCACTCTTTCGCTTACAACTCAAAAGAATTATTGCTCTGAGATTATAACCCCGGCAAATTTCATAGATTATGAGGTTTTACCCGGCAACGGCTGCTTGATTTTAAAAGTGAGAGACAGAGGAAATATACTGAGACAACTTTCAGATGTGATAGAAGTTCACGATGGAAGCAAAACCTTTAAAGCCGAGATTTACAAACAAAGTTTTGATTATAAAAATGGCATACTATCTGCTGAATGGGAAGGAGTAATAATGTGATAATTATCAAAGTATCAAAAACACAAGCCAAAGTGTTGAAAACAGAAACTCTCACCGCAGGACAGTATAACGCTGTTTCCGTCAAGTTCACTTTTTCAAGCGAGTGGGACGGATTAACACGTCTTGCTGTGTTCAAAGGAAACGGCATAACACGAACAGTCATCCTTGATGACACCAATACCTGTTATGTACCTGCCGAGGTAACACCGGAAAGCGGATACTATGTATATGCAGGTGCTTATGGTATGCGTGACGGAAATATAATCATCCCCACCGTTAATGTACTTATCGGTAAGGTTTTTGAAAGTGCAGAACCGGGACAGGAAGCTGAAGCAATTACACCCGACTTGTGGCAACAAACGCTGACGAAGCTTGATGCTGTTGAATCCGATGCAGAAAACGCTAAAAACATCGCCTTAAGTATCGAAACCCGTGCAAATAACGGTGATTTTAAGGGTGAAAAAGGTGAAGCTCTAAAGTATGAAGATCTTACGGATGAACAGAAAAAAGACCTTCTGAAGGACAAAGCAGACACGAATCACAGTCATACGGCTGCAGATGTTGGTGCATATAGCAAACAGGAAGTTGATTCGTTAATAACAGAATCACAAAACGAAATCTATCTTGTTTCATATCAAATGAATGAAAAAATTGATGAAGCTGCTCGGCAAGCGAATTCCAATTTTTCAGAAAAAAACCATACACACGTTTTTGCAAACTACACGGTGCAACACCAAGACCGAATTTCTTTACTCGGAATTACTGAAATCACAGAGCAAACAGAACTTTCATACCCGTCTTGCCATGAGAAACAATTGCAGGCAGGCGGCGAAATGCCTACATCATTTTTTGTTAATTTCAAAGGTTCTGCAACCATTGAAATCAGAGCTACCGGAATGATGATGAATGACCCGCTTTGGGACACATATATAGACGTTGACGGTGTTGAACTTGTGGGAGAAAAGATATCAGATACCGAAGCAAAATATATTTTCAGCGGCGATATCAATGACGGTGTTACTTTAACGGGCACTTATACAGTGTTTGATTTTGTAACTTTCAGCGGCAACAGAGTTATATATTCCGACGGCTTCATGTCAGGCAAACAGGCAGAAAAGCTTGATAATCTTGACACTAAAATCGGTGACATCGACACAGCCCTTGATGCAATACTTGCAATACAGGCTGAATACATAGGCGGTGATGAAGTATGACGACAGCGGAGAGATTAACGGCTATTGCCGAAAATGAAGCGAAAGCAAGAGAAGCCAACGAAAAACTTGATTTATGCTTAAAGGGCAATAAGGTAGATGCTAAGAGTTGGTATGATGAATTCTGGGATGATTTTCAAGACAACGGAAACCGCACTTTATACGAAAATGCTTTTTCTGGTAAAGGTTGGACTGACAACAATTTTAAACCTAAGTATGACATTATTCTTGAAGGACAATATTCTTGTAATGGCACATTTAGACAGAGTAAAATAACAGACATAAAAGGTATATTGGAAAGACAAGGCATAACAATTGACTTTTCACAGGCAACGTATGCGACAAACACCTTTCAGAATTCAAGCGTGAAACGATTACCCGTTATAAATCTTGACAGTTGTATTAAAATGCAAAGCACATTTCATACATGCGGTTATCTTGAAGAAGTTGAAATCAGTAACTTACTGGCTGACTGTACTTTTTCATACGATTTTCAACGGTGTGGTAGTCTTACAAAATTGATACTTACAAACAGCACAATCGGACAAAACGGCTTTAACGTACAATGGAGCACTAAATTATCAGCCGACAGCCTTAAAAGCATTATCGCAGCTTTATCAACTTCTACTACTGGACTTACAATAACCTTGCCTACAACGGCACAAGCTAACTATGAAGCTGTATATGGTACTGGTAGTTGGGAAACCTTAACCGCCAGTAGAAGTAACTGGACTATTGCTTATGCGTAAGGGGGTTAATGTATGGAATATATACAGAATAACGTAGAAGAAGCTGTAGCAGCTTTTAACGCTATAAGCGAGGAAATAACCGCCACAGGCGTAGAAGTAGAAGAAGGCACTAAACCGAGGTTGTTGGCTAACAAGATACCGCAAGTATATGAAGAAGGCAAGAAAGCGGAATATGATGCGTTTTGGGATGTAATGCAAAACTATGGGAAAAGAGAAGAATATTATTTTGCTTTTGGTGGTAAAGGTTGGACAGACGAAACATTTAAGCCGAAATATGATTTGAATATGGCGTATTCAGCTTCTCAATGTTTTAGTTATTGTGCGGTTACTGATTTGGTAAAGTCTTTAGAAAATGCTGGTGTTAAATTTGATACAAGTAAAGTTAATAATTTTACAAATATGTTTTCATGGGCAAAAACTACAAGATTGCCAGTAATATCAACAGTTGGAGCGAAAAGTATCATTCAAACTTTTTTTAGTATGGATAATCTTGTTGAAACACAAAAGCTTGTATTAAAAACAGATGGAAGTCAAACTTTTACTAACCCTTTTAATTTATGCAATAACCTTGAAATACTATTTGTTGAAGGTGTAATAGGACAAAACGGTTTTGACATTCATTGGAGCACTAAATTAAGTGCCGACAGCCTAAAGAGTATTATCAATGCACTTTCGGCAACCACAACAGGCTTGACGGTTACATTACCCACAACGGCTCAGAGCAATTACGAAGCGGTATACGGCACAGGCTCTTGGGCAACATTGACGGCTACAAAGTCAAATTGGACTATAGCCTACGCATAAGGAGGAATACATATGTTAAACGAAAGAGTAATAAGAGCATCTGAAGGAATGATGCTGACAAACGGAGATATTTATGCTTCGTCCGTCCGTCTCGGTGATTGGGACAGTCCTGACAACTGGCATGAAGTACCGAAGGAAGAATACGAGGCTAAGATGGCACAGAGTGAAGCGGAGGTTATGACATGACGGAGCTTGAGCACGACAGATTAACCAAGGTTGAGGACAGGGCAAAGTCCAACACTCACCGTATTGAAAGCCTTGAGAAACGTCAGGACGACACCGAGAAGCTTGTGACAAGTGTTGCCATTATCGCCGAAAAGCAAAAGGACATGGAAGGCGACGTCAAGGAAATGAAGTGTGACGTCAAGAAGCTCATCGAGAAGCCTGCAAAGCGTTGGGACGGTGTGGTGGAAAAGATAATCTATGCCGTTGTAGGTGCGGTTGTGGCATACCTTCTTGCGAAAGGAGGTCTTTAAGTGTCTAAAAAGCAGAAAATGAAGTTTTCAAAGAAAATCATAATTCTTATGTTTGCCACAATGATACTGTTCACGGCAGTAATGATTATTACCTTCTGGCGGTATCAATCCATTCCCGATGCGTTAATTGAGCCGTTCTTCGGTTTCTTCGGTATCGAGGGCGGTGCACTCGGCATTATCAAGGTATCGGAGACGGTGGCGGAGAAGTTTGAATTAAAGAAAGGTGGTAAGAAGAAATGAAATCGTTAAAACAGAAATTTACAAGCAGAAAATTCATAGTATGTCTGACGGGCATACTGACCGGTATCGGTGTTGCTACAACAGGCAACGTTGCCGAAGGTGTGACGGCGGTACTTGTATCGCTGATTACATATCTCATTGCCGAAGGCTACATTGATGCAAAGGCTATTGATGTGGGCGACAAGGTGATTGAGCAGGTGAAGGACAAGCTAGGGGAAGGTGACGGCGATGATAAGCTGCTTTAAAGGCAGTTTTAAGGTTACAAGTCCCAGAGGTGTACGCACACACCCGATAACGGGCAAAAAAGGTACATACCACAAAGGCATTGACCTTGTAGGCATTGACGACAAGGTGGTATATTCAATTTGCGACGGTACGGTAAGAACTGCGTATCAGGCAAACGGTGCCGGTTATTACATTGTAGTCACCATGGCTGACGGCAGACGTGTATACTATATGCACCTGAAGGCTAATTCCTTCAAGGTGAAGAACGGCGACAAGGTAGTAAAAGGACAGGCTCTCGGAATTATGGGCTCTACAGGAAACTCCACGGGAGCACACACACATCTTGAACTTCGTGTAAAAGGCACAAGCTACGATGACCTTGACATAGCTGAATTTACGGGTATTCCCAACAAAATCGGAACGTACGAATATGTACCTGCCATGACAGCTGAGGAAAAGCACAAGTACGCCGTGGAGTGTGCCTGCAATTTAGAGGACAAAACGGGACTCGAAAAAAACACAATCAACTGGCTTTGGACGTACAAGTATGCCGATGACTTATTTATTAAGTTATGGGAGGCTATGAAATAAAAAAATGCGGTTTTTACACCGCATTTTTGGTTATCAAATATGAAGAACCAAGACAAAACAACCACTGATAAAGTGCAAGGTGTTCGCTTGGTTCTTAAATGGTGACCCGTACGGGAATCGAACCCATGTTTTCGCCGTGAGAGGGCGATGTCTTAACCGCTTGACCAACGGGCCTTACCAGGTACTTGCATATTGTATCACATGTCGGGAAATTTGTCAAGATGTTTTGCCAAAAAAACATTTCAAAAAAATTGATTTTTTTCAAAAAAGGTATTGACAAACGTAAAGTATTGTGATAAAATAGTTGACGTTGTGAGCGAGAAACGCCTGCAATGCCAATACAGCGGAATTGTGTAACGGTTAGCACGACAGACTCTGACTCTGTTTGTCTGGGTTCAAATCCTAGTTCCGCTGCCAAAGTCCAACTCGAAAGAGTTGGATTTTTTTGTTTTCTTTTTTCTTGAAAAATGTGCATAAAATGAAATAACGCACTCATAAGAGTGCGTGTGTCATCATGTATTACAAGATGATTTCATTTCAGCAAGATGGAATTATTAGAAACCGAGCTGCTTAAAAAGAACTTCTGCGTTAATAAAAGCTTCAGTTTCAGAGCTAGCGTTGAGGATATCCTGTGCTGAAACAACGGATACTTCAACTTCGGGTGTTGTATAAGTCTTCTTCATAAGAAAAATCCTCCTACTCTTTTAGTACCATTATTTTACACCTATTACAGCTAAATGTCAACTGGTATTTTTTACAAATTCTTGCTATATATTTATAACATATTGCACAAACGTTATATCTTTAAACTTTTTTGAGATAACTTTGTAAAAAAATTGTAATTCCATTGACATTTAAATATATCCCGAATATAATAATTAACGTGTTAATTATTAGCATGTTAACTGATTTATAAGGAGGATTTGTAATTGGCAGAAAACTTTGACAAAGAACGTGCACACCGAACATTTTTCAGTATGCTTCAGACAGACAGGCTTCACAGAAGCGTCGTTGAGGATTTCCTGTCTGTATTCGGCATCCACAGAAGCCAGCACATGATGCTGCTATATTTATCTAAGGAAGAAAACTGCAGCAGCCAAAAGGCGATTGCAGAGCATTTCGGAATCAGTCCTGCTGCTGTTACCGTAACCTTAAAAAAGCTTGAGGACAACGGTTATATTTCCAGAAGCAGCGTAGAGCATGACTCCAGATTCAACAGTATAAAGCTTCTTGAAAAGGGCAAAGAACTTGTTTTTAAATCAAGGCAGTTATTTGAAGATACCGACAAGGCAATGTTCAGTGACTTCACCGATGAAGAATATGACCTGTTTGAAAGATGTATCGGTAAAATGATGACAGGACTCAGAAGCTTTAAAGAAAATCTTGAAATTAAACAACACTGACATGAAAGGCGGTATATATTTTGAAGCGTTGGTTTAAATACATAAAGCCATATCTTCCATACTTCATTCTTGGTCCTCTTTGTATGATAGTAGAAGTTTTGGGCGAGGTTTTCATGCCCCGTCTTATGGCAAAAATCATTGATACGGCTGTAGTAGAAAATGTTGCAACAGGCAACTGGAAGGGAGTACTTTTCATTGCATCGGGCATGATTGTGCTTGCACTTATAATGATGCTGGGAGGCGTCGGTGGAGCGTACTTCGGTGCAAAAGCATCTGTTAACTTCGGAGCAGACCTTCGTCTTGACGTCTACAGAAAAATACAGAAGTTTTCCTTTGCCAACATTGACAAATTCAACACAGGCTCCCTTGTTACACGTCTCACCAACGACGTAACACAGCTGCAGAACTTTGTCAATATGCTGCTCCGTATGTTTTTGCGTTCACCGGGTATGCTTATCGGTGCCGTAATTATGGCAATACGCATAAATCCGAAGCTCGCTCTCATTCTTGCAATCACCATTCCCATAATGCTGTGCTTTATCGGTGTTATTATTAAGGTAGGTTTTCCCCGTTTCGGCAGAATGCAGACCAAAATTGATGCCCTTAACTCAACGGTACAGGAAAACCTCACCAACATCCGTGTAGTTAAGAGCTTTGTACGTGAAGAACACGAGCAGGACAAATTTGAAACTGCAAACCGCAACCTTAAGCAAGCGGGTATTCACGCCATAAGCGTTATGATTTTTATGTCACCTCTTATGATGCTTCTTATGCACCTGACATCAATCGCCGTTATATGGTTTGGCGGCGGTCAGGTAATTGTGGGCACAATGAGTGTTGCGGATTTATCTTCCTTTATTACGTATATTACTCAGATTCTTATGTCTCTCATGATGTTCTCCATGCTGTTTATGAACACCAGCCGAGCTTTTGCTTCAGGCAAGAGAATATGCGAGGTAATGGACGAAAGAATCGACCTTGACGATGAAATGTCAACTGAAAAAGAAAAGAAAGTAACAGAAGGCACCGTAGAATTCAGAGACGTGTCTTTCCGTTACTACAAGGACAGCGAAGAAAAAGTACTAAACAACATAAACCTTGTCATTCCCGCAGGAAAGACCGTTGGCATTATCGGCTCAACGGGAAGCGGTAAGACAACACTTGTATCGCTTATTCCAAGACTTTACGATGCCGACGAAGGCGAAGTTCTTGTTGACGGTGTAAATGTAAAGGAATACTCCCTCAAAAACTTAAGAAACGGTGTCGGCATGGTGCTTCAGAAGAACGTCCTCTTTTCAGGAAGCATCAGAGACAATCTCCTTTGGGGTGATGAAAATGCCGATGATGAAACAATCAGAAATGCCGCAGAAAGTGCACAGGCACATTCATTTATTTCCTCCTTCAAGGACGGCTACGACACCGAGCTTGAACAGGGCGGCAGTAACGTTTCGGGCGGTCAGAAGCAAAGACTGTGTATTGCAAGAGCTCTTTTGAAAAAGCCGAAAATACTCATTCTTGATGACTCCACAAGTGCTGTTGACACAGCAACAGAAGCAAGAATAAGGCACGCCTTTGCAAATGAGCTTCGTGACTCAACAAAGATAGTAATTGCTCAGCGTATAGGTTCTGTGAAGGATGCAGACATGATTATCGTTGTTAATGAAGGCGAAATCACAGGCGTGGGAAGCCATGCAGAGCTTCTTGAAAACAACAAGGAATATCAGGAAATATACTACTCTCAGGTTGACGGAAAGGAGGACAAGTAAATGGCAGGAAGAAACTTACAGGAGCTAAAAAGCCGTTACAACAGTGCCTCCTCAAAGTTCGGAGGACCTGGAGGTCCCGGCGGTCCGGGAGGCGGTCCGAGAGGTCCCGGAGGTGCAGCAATGCGCGGTGCTTCAAAGCCTAAAAACGTAATGCCTACCGTCAAGCGTCTTTTCGGATACATTTCACAGTACAAGGCAAAGCTGATTTTTGTTATGTTCTGCATGGCATTCAGCACAGGCTCTACCCTTGTTTCAGGGTATATGTTAAGACCTGTCATAAACAACATTGCAGACCTTAGCACCTCTGCAGAAGACAGAATAAAATATCTGATAGTAATGCTTGGCGTTCTGCTTGCCGTGTACTTTATCGGCGTTGCTTCAACCTACATTCAGAGCAGAACCATGCTGAGAATTTCACAAAGTGCCATTGAAACCCTTAGAAACGACTTATTCAGAAAGGTACAGCGTCTTCCCCTTCGTTTTCACGACAACGAAAACACCGGCGAAATCATGAGCCGTTTTACCAACGACGTTGACAACATCGGCATGATGCTTGACTCAACAATTGTCAGTCTTGTTTCGGGTACTGTCACACTTATCGGCACACTTTGCATGATGCTGTACACCAACGTATGGCTTTCAATTATAATTCTTGTATGCACTCCCCTGTTCCTCAAGGCAGGCGGAAAAATTGCTTCCTCAAGCAGAAAGTTCTATTCTGCACAGCAGGCATCCTTAGGTGCTGTAAACGGTTACATTGAAGAATCTGTTACGGGACAGAAGGTTGTAAAGGTATTCAACCACGAAGAAGCTTGCATTGACGAGTTTGCTCTTCTTAACGACGATTTAAGACGCACCCAGATAAATGCCAACTTCTTTGGCGGCATTATGGGCCCTGTCATAGGCAACATGAGCCAGGTAAGCTACAGCATAACGGCGGGTGTGGGCGGTATTCTTTGTGCTCTCGGAAAATTTGACATCGGCGGACTTACCGTTTTTGTAAACTATGCAAGACAGTTTTCACGTCCCATAAACGAAATATCTATGCAGATGACAACAGTTTTTTCGGCTCTTGCAGGTGCCGAACGTGTTTTTGCAATAATGGACAAAGAACCCGAACAGCCTGACAGCAAAAATTCCGTTGCAATGCCCGATATGAAAGGTCACGTTGAGCTTGACAACGTATCATTCGGTTATGTTCCCGAAAAAACGGTGCTTAAAAACATTTCACTGTATGCAAAGCCGGGACAAAAGATTGCTTTTGTCGGCTCAACAGGTGCAGGTAAAACCACCGTCACAAATCTTCTCAACCGTTTTTATGACATTGACCAAGGCACAATTACCATAGACGGCGTAAATATCAAGGACATCAAGCGAGAGGATTTGCGAAAGAACATCGCAATGGTGCTTCAGGACACTCACCTGTTTACAGGCACGGTTATGGAGAACATCCGTTACGGCAGACTTGATGCAACGGATGAAGAAGTCATTGCTGCCGCAAAAACTGCAAGTGCACACTCATTTATCATGCGTCTTTCCGACGGCTACAACACAGTTCTTGAAGGAGATGGTGCAAACCTTTCACAGGGGCAAAGACAGCTTCTCAACATTGCCCGTGCAGCTCTCAGCAAGGCACCCATACTTGTTCTTGACGAAGCTACAAGCTCTGTTGATACCAGAACCGAGCGTCACATTGAACACGGCATGGACAGACTTATGAAGGACAGAACAACCTTTGTAATAGCCCACAGACTTTCAACCGTAAGAAATGCAAATGCCATTATGGTACTTGAAAACGGCGTTATCGTCGAAAGAGGCGACCATGATGACCTGCTCAATCAGAAAGGCAGATATTACGAGCTTTATACAGGCAAAAAAGAGCTTGACTAAAACACAATTACACAAAAAGAGGAGCTGCTTCGCTAACAAAGCAGCTCCTTATTATATCATTAAATCTGTTTTTATCGTGGCAAAGCTTACGCCTCGGGATACAAGAACATATCCTTAAGCTGCTGAACCATTTCTTCATCAGTTGTAATTACGTTCCATGAATCCTTTTCATCTTTGTTTTCAGCTTTTACTCTTTCCACCTCAACGGTGATAGGATACTTTTTCATAAGTTCTTCATCAGGCTTGCCGTTTACATTTTTACTGTAAACATAGTTTATGAGAAAAGTAAACATAACTCTGTCTTTATCATTGCTGTCTATAAAAGTACCGCCTTGTCCCACATTGTTCACAGCCTCTGCAAAAGACTTACCCACAACAACATCTGTCCAGCCGAAGCCTCCGAGAAGACAGTTATTATCCTTCACGTTGCCGTTTTCATCAGTGGAATCCTCTATAATAAGATATCCGTTTTCAATATTGATTCTTTCATCGAAGACCTTTTTGAAATCAACAGTTTTTATGTATATTTCGGCAACATATTTATTTTCAGTTTCTCTTGACTGTTCTACTGTACAATCTTCGGTCACAACGGAGAAAAGCTCATCATCACTTAACAGCTCACCCAGTATATCAACAGCAGACATGGCTTCTCCGTCTGCGTTTTCATACGCCTTGACATCATGCCATTCAGCTGCAGTGCTTCCAAGAAAGCTTTGTACAAAGGAACTTTTCAGTACAGAAAGCAGAGTCTGTTCATCAGGCTGTGATTCATCTTCCGAAAATTCTTTATCTATTGCCGAAACCACTTTTTCTACAACTTTTGAACTAAGCTTTGATTCATCCTTTTCTTCGATTTGTTCATCCTTCAATTTATTCATACATCCTGCAAAAGTAACTGTCGCCGCTACTGCAAGTACGGCACACAGTATTTTTTTTGCTTTATCCCAAACAAATTCCATGTTTTTTCCTCCAAAACAATCAGATTACAACTGAATAATACCATATTTTAGCATTACTGTCAACACAAATTCAACAAATCCTTAACCACTTCAGAAGCTATTGTAAGACCTGCCGCAGGCGGTACAAAGGCAGAGCTTGACGGAGTGCTTCGGCGTTGTCCGTTCTCGTCTTCGGGCTGAAAAAGAGGTGCTTTCGGTTCTTCCTCGGAATACACAACCTTAAGCTTTTTAATACCGTTTTTCTTGCAAAGCCCTCTCATCACCCTCGCCAAAGGACAGGTTTTTGTTTTATATATATCTGTTACCACAATTTTGGTCGGATCAAGCTTATTTCCCGTACCCATTGAGCTGATTACGGGTATATTCATATCGGTACAACGTTTTATAAGCTCCATCTTTCCGCTTACCGTATCAATTGCATCGACGGCATAGTCATACTCGGACAAGTCTATTTCCTCTGCGTTTTCGGGAAGGTAAAACATATTATATTCCCTGCAGCAAATCTCAGGGTTTATATCTGTCATTCTCTCCTTCATAACCTCGGTTTTATTCCTGCCCACCGTTGAATGAAGTGCTATAATCTGTCGGTTGATGTTAGACTCGTTTACCGTATCATTGTCCACAACATCCACCGTTCCAACGCCGCTTCTTGCCAGTGCTTCACAAACGTATCCGCCAACGCCTCCCACACCGAATACTATAACCCGTTTATTCTGCAGACTTCTCACCTTTTCACTGCCTGCAAGCATCTCAAAACGCACCAAAGACTCACTCACAGCACGTTTCCTCCTTTTTGTTGCTTATCGTTACGGTGTTTTGCCGAGCTTCTTCTTTTTCTCGGACGCTTTGCCTTTGCTCTATCAAAGTATTCCCGTGTTTTTTCGTCAAGTATGTAAATCTGCTGGCTTACAGAAAAGGTCTTTTGCGGCGTCTCGGATATTTTTATAACCGCCATAAAGCTGCCGTCATTTCCGCAAGCTCCTTCAATATGAAGCTTTGAAGCATTTATACGTTTGGGCTTTTCAAGCTTCATTTTTTCTCCGCAAATGGGACAGCACGGACGCATGATAAGTCCGTTTGCCCATATATCCTCACGCCTCGCAATGTGACGGAATTTCCGCTTGATCAAAATGTTGGTGCCTTTTTCACCTGATTTTTCATTGGAGGGCATATACTTCAGTTTTTCAATGCCTCCCTTAATATCAAGGTGAGCACAAATCTTTGCGGTATACTCAGCATCATTAAGTGCATCGTGAAGCTGCTCGTCGGTTTCAATGGAAAAATGCTCAAGTGCAAATGAAAGTGCATACTGACGTTTTTCAAGTCCCGTCTGACTGCAGAAAATCATTTGAATATTATAATATGCAGGTATCCACTTCTCATCCAGTCCATGGAATTTCAGATTGTTTCGCAGTATTCTTACATCGTCATAGCCCCATATAAGAATAACATATTCTTCACCGCACCATACTTTAAAGGCTTCGATAACCTTCTCAAAGCCCTCTCCCTTATCAAGCATTTCATCCGTAATGCCCGTAAGCTGTTTTATAACCTTATTCATGGAGGTCAGACTGACAGGCTTTATTATTTTATGAAACGACTCAAGACGGGTGCCGTTTTCATCAAGCTTTACAGCACCCATCTGTATTATTTCGTTTTTCATGCAAACACCGTTTTTACACAGCACCGCATCTCCGTATCCCGGCTGATTCCACTCCATGTCCAGAACAATATAATTCATTAAAACCGCACCTACATACTTTTATTAAATTAAAGTATACCACACTTTTCACAAGTATGCAACGGTTTTTACTGTTTTATTTGCTAATATTCTCCTTTTTCCGACACCACCGCTTTACCTATTCTCTCGCATATTTCCTTTGCCGCCTCCATGGACGCTGCCTCGCTTATCAGCTTAAAGCCCCGTATTCTGTCAGGTATAACCGTAACATTTCCCTGCGACAGCTTTACGGTAACGCCGCTCATGCTTCTTTCTCCCATACCGTAAAGGGTACAAAGTCTTTCCATGGATGCCGCTCTGCTTTTTTCTCCTGCATACATATCGGTATAAACCGAAAAACGGGGCAGCTCCTCCATGATTTCGGACAGCCTCTTTCCTCTTACCGCCATAATACACAGCAGTGCAAGAATGCAGAAGCCTCTGTCACGGCATATCAAAAACTGAAGTAAATTCTCACCGCACACTATTGTATCACATTCTCCGTCATTGACGTATTCAAGTCCGTTGTTTCTTAGAATATACCTGTGTGCCTGAGGTGCACCGCTTGCAAGAAAACCTTTTTTCAATCCAATATATTGAGCATTATTGAATACAGCGGCAATTGCATGATTAAAGTCATAAGCCTCGCCGTCACTTTTTATAAAAAAGCCGTCGGAGGTAAAAGTCACCTTGATTCTGTTTGAAAGCGGGATGTCGGAAAAACAAAAATCTGCACAAATCTTCTCAAGACACCTTTTCATCACGCTGTCGGAATTTGAAAAATACAGCATTGTGTTTAGTGAAGTTCCTGAGCCTATCATATAACCTACACATTCCGACATATACATTTTGCAGCTTTGCTCAAGACTTTCATGATGACTTGCTCTTTCCTTTGCCCCGGATTCTCCCATAATTTCGTCGGTACGGGCATCGGTATACATTTTTACAAGCTTGCGTTCGTCCTCATCCCCCATTCTGCAACCTTGGGAAGTGTAAATATCCATTTGGATTCCTCCTGTCGGTGACAGGCAAACCGTAAAGGTGCAAGGGTTGATTACCGAAGCAAACAAAGCCAATGAAGCATCTGCCCCGTCATATTCGACAACTGCTGTCCCGCCCCCGGTACAGCCGTTTACAAAGGCGTTTTTTATTTCTGTTGTACAGCCGTCACAAATAATTCCCACAAAAGCCTCCGTCCTGCTTTTTCCTTTTGCAACACTTGCCAAACAAAACCCCAGCTTTTCAACATCATATAACACATTTGTGCCGCTTACAACTACAACTCCGTCATCCCTGAACAGGCCCTTACTCTTTTGAGAAAATGAATTAACGGTACACTCCTGCTTTTGGTTTACCGATGTGTTTTTCTCCAAAACCGTTCCCTCCCCGATTACACAGCCTTCTGCAATTACACAGCCCTCTCCTATAATACAGTTTGCACCGATTTTTACTCCGTCTCCGATAACCGAGCCGAAAACTCCGCTTCCGTTTCCGATACTTACCCCGTTTCCAAGCACCGAGCCTGATATTCTGCAATTGTGGTCTATATGACAGTCATTTCCCGAAACAAAGCCGTTTTCAAGTACCACATTATTGCCGAAAGTCACATTCTTTCCCAAAAACACATCGCTTTTTGCCTGTATTCCAACCTGTTCAAGCTTATCACGGACATTTCCTGTATTTACAAGTGTTTTGATTTTTCCTTTGCAGGCATCCATATTACATTCAAGGTACTGCTCCAAAGTGCCGATGTCGCACCAGTAACCGTCCGTCGTTATCGTTTTTACACGGTATCCGCATCTTATAAGCTTTGGAAACAAATCCTTTGAAAAGTCATAGAAAACGTTGTCGGGTATTTCATCCATTGCCCTTTTTGACAGCACATAAATTCCCGTATTTACAACATCCGACACCACATTTTTCCACGGCGGTTTTTCCAGTAATTCCTTAACGGTACCGTCATTTTGCTTTACAATTACTCCAAACTGTGTAGGGTTTTGAGCGTGTGTGCTGACAATAGTTACATCAGCCTTTTCGTTAAAATGGAATTCCAGTATTTCCTCAAGGTCAAAGTCAAATATTCCGTCTCCCGAAAGCACAATAACATTTTGTTTTTTCTCATCCATGCACTTTTTTGCACCGCCTGCCGTCCCCAAAGGAACAGCTTCATATACTGTCCTTACATTTTTATAATCCTTTATTCCGTCACATATCAGCCTGTGCATATAGTGGGTTGACACCGACACATTATCAATGCTGCACATATTCAGCTTGTCAAGTATAAGTGAAAGCACCGTCTTATCAAGAATTCTCATCAGCGGCTTTGGTACACTGTCCGTCAGCGGTGAAAGCCTGCTTCCGAAACCGCCCGCAAGAACTACGCCGCAAATACTGCTTTTGTCCATATTTTCACGCCTTTCCGAAAAATGTAACTTTAGTATTTACACCTGCGAAAGACGTATTCCTTTTTTTACAACATTGTTTACAATTTTTTGTTATCAAATAGCTAAAATACTATTGAAAATACTGCAAATTTAATGTAGAATATTATTAGAAAAAATGTATGTGGCGGCGAAGTCTGCCGAAAGGACGGGATTTGGTAATGAAAATGAAGAAAGCGGCTTTTTTGATGTGTGCAGTGCTTGTTCTGACAGCAATTCTTGCAGTGGGTGCATTTGCTCAAAAAAATGTGTTTACCCAGCACAAGGTTGTTCTGTACTATGACAAGCCGACCTCCACTCTTAATGCAGACATTTACATATCCAACGGCTCTGCAATAGTCGGCTACTGCAGCTTTGTTTACGACAGCGACGTTCTGCAGTTGAGAGATTCAAAAGGCAACGCAGTTCCCACAGAAAACGTTCCCAAATTCGGCGAAGACGGACAGATTTATCTTACTGACATCGTCAGTGCCCACAGCGGTATTGTTGTAACCGACATTGGAAAAGGAACACCAACTCTTGTAAACCCCAAGGAAGGTTACTTAATGTTTGCTTGGTTTTTGCCCAGCAACATTCCCAGCATTGAAGCAACAGATGATGTTGATGTGCTTATCGCAAGTTTAAGCTTTGACGTGATAGCAGACATCACCGAGGAGGATTTCGACAAAGAAACCTTCTGGGTTGCAGACAACGAAATCACTGATAAAATAGGCGGCTGGTATCCCGGCATTGTTGTTATGAATGCAGAACAGCAGCAGTTCAACTTTGACGGAAGTGTTGAAGACGGAGACCTGTTTCTGCTCGAATACGAGCTTGGCGGATTAAAGCAAAGTGAGAACCCCTCTGTTCCAGGAAAATATCCTGAGAATGAACCTGAGAAAGAACCCGAATCTCAGCCTGACAACGAGCCTGAGAAAGAACCCGAGTCTCAGCCCGATAACGAGCCTGAGAAAGAACCAGAGTCTCAGCCTGACAACGAACCTGAGAAAGAACCAGAGTCTCAGCCTGATAACGAGCCTGAGAAAGAACCCGAATCTCAGCCT